GAGCTGAAATAGATGAAAGGCTTACAAGCCAAAGGTCTGAGCAATTAACAAACTTAAATTCATTAGAACAAGAGAGAGCAGCTCAACAAAAAGAAAGAGCAGAAAAGGTAGCTCAAGAATTAGAAGCTGAAAGAAAAGCCTATGAGGATATTAGAAAAGAAATGACTAAAAATGTTCAAGTAGAAAAGGAAGATTTGAGTTTAAAAGGGCAATTAGAATCAGCAGCTAATGCTTATGCAAAAGCACAGGAACATTTAAACGATTTAAAAGCTGTAGATACAACAGGAAATGAAGCTAGTATAAAAGCATCACAAAAATTGATAGACCAAAAGAAAAAGGAGAATGAGCAATTAATGGAAGATATAAAAAGGATGCAGGAAGAAGATAATGCTAGAATGGAATTTGAAGAAGCACACGAGGGGCAAAAAGCAACAGTATTAGAAATATATGATGAATTATACGCTGGTCTAAGTGATAGGCAAAAAGAGTTTCAGGATAGAATTGGCACAAGAAGAAAAATAGAAGATGCTGAGAGTTTAAAACAATTAGAAAACGCTACTCAAGATTTATTATTCTTAGATGATGATATTAGATACGCTTTACGAGACCAAGCTAGAAAACATTTTGACGAAGATGAACATTTAAGACTTGGAGGAACTATTATTGACCCTGAGGAGGGCGAAAAGGATATAGAGGTTTTAAGAAGTTTCGCAGATGATATTCAAGGTTATTATAACACAATAAGGGAGCAAACTGAACATCAATTTGATGGAGCAATAGAAAGCAATCAGGCTGCAATTGATGAAGCGTTATTATTAATGGAACAAAATCAAGCTAATATAGATAAAAATAATCAAGAAATAGAATCCAAACAGGGTACTCATGAATCTAATTTACTACAAGCTGAATTAGAGTTTGAGGAAACTATGAGGATTTTAAAAGAACAGGCAGCAATAGTAGTAGCAGAATTTAGAAAAACAGACCAGGAAAAAGAAATAGATGCTGTAAAGAAAAAGTATAATGATATAATAGACCAAACTTTAGAGGGTACGGAAGAAAGAGAACAATTAATAAAAGATAGGGATGCTAAAATATTAGAAATAACTACAAGGGATGAAAATGCGTTGCTAGATGTTATTAAAAAGAACCAAGAAGAATTAGCTAATCTTAATAAATCGGCAGAACAGTTAGAAATAGAAGCTGTTAACGCTAAGTACCAGGTAATGCTAGACAAGGCAATAGAGCTAGGAGTTAGTGAAGTAGAGATAGAAAAAATGAAGCAGGAAGAACTTAAAAGAATTCAAGATGAGTATATAGAATTAAGTGAACAAACACAAGCAGAAGCAAATAGAAAAAAAGTAGATGATGCTATGAGTACTATAAATTCTTTAGTGTCAATTGCAGGAAGTGGGGCAAAAAAAGAAGTTACTGAGTTAGAAAAGAAGTTAAATAAAGGATTAATTACTGAAGATGAGTTTAATAAGAAAAAAAATAAAATAGAAAAACAACAAAGAAAGAAAGAAAAGAAAGCAGCATTATTACAAATAGCTATAGATACAGGTAGGCAAATTAGCTCTGCATATACAGCAGCTTTGGCAGCAGCAGCAGCAGCAGGACCAGCAGCCCCTGTACTTACTCCAGGATTAGTGTTACAAATGTTAGCTATTGTATTCGCAGGGGTGGCACAGGCTAAAGGAGCATTAGGAGAAGCTGGAGGAGGTGGTGGTGGTTCTATGGGTGGAGATGGAGGAGGAGGCTCAAAGGGTGGAGGGGCTGATGAAACAGGAGAAGTTCCACAGATTACATTCGGTACAGGCGATTCTGAACAAGCTCCAGTTCAGGCTTATGTTGTAGAAACAGATATAAGTAATGCTCAGGCTTTACAAAGTGAGTTAGATTTACAGTCTAGCTTATAAACAAAAAATTAACTTTTAATATATACTATTACAATGGCAGAAAAAAAAGTAAAAAAAAGATTAGTAGAATTAATCATAGATGAAGAATCAGAAAGATTTGGAGTAGAAGCTATAAGCCTAGTAGAATTTCCTGCGATAGAGGAGAACTGGGTGTTTTTCAGTAAAGACAATTTCCTATCCTTAGCAAAATTAGATGAAGAAAAAAAGACTTTAGTAGGAGCTGTGCTTATTCCTGAGAAAGAAATACCAAGATTTGACCAAGAACTTAACGAAGAATACACAGTTTATTTTAGTAAAGAAACAATTAAAAAGGCACAGGAGCTATTTATGGGTAGTCTAAGAAACAATAATGCTACTTATGAGCATAAAGTACCAATTGAGGGATTAAGTGTTGTAGAAAGCTGGATTAAGGAGGATGAAAAATTTGATAAATCATCACAATTTGGATTTGAGAAAATGCCACTTGGAACGTGGTTCGTGAAAATGAAAGTCAATAATGATGAGGTGTGGGATAAAGTGAAGAACAAAGAAGTAAAAGGATTTAGTATAGAGGGATATTTTACTGACAAATTAATTGAGGCTACTATGCACGATTTCACAAAGAAAAAAAGGTACACTAAAAAGAAAAAGAAATACACTAAAGAAGATATAATAAGCGATGAGGACTTATTAGACAGGATTAGAATGATTATAGCTCAAGATGAAAAAGACCAATTTGAGCTAATGAAAGAATACATTACAAAAAGGGCTTTAGCTAAATATCCTTGGAAACAATGTATCGCTGATATGAAAAAAAAGTATGGAGAAAAATCTGCTGCTAAAATATGTTCAGCTATAAAAAGGGGTACTGTAAAAAGGTAGCCTGTAAACAAATATTAAATTAATTATATATACTTATAAAAATACTATACAATGAAAGACACGTTAGAAAAAATCAAAACTTTATTGTCTATTGATAATAAAGAATCTAAGGAAGTTAAAATGTATGCTGAAATGATATTAGATGATGGCAGGGTAATAGCTACTGAAGATGAACAATTTATGATTGGTTCAGAAGTTTTCGTAGTAAATGATGATGGCGAGGCAAGTCCTTTGTCAGCAGGTTCATATACTATGGAAGATGGAGCAAAAATAACTATTGATGACAATGGGAAAATTCTAGACTTAGGGGAAGAAAAAGAGGCTGAGGAAGTAGAAGCTGAGGATGAGGGAAAAGAAGAAATGGCTGATGCAGAAGATACTGACTGGGCTAAAACTTTTGAAGAAATGAAAGATAGAGTTGCTGCTTTAGAAAAAGAGGTGTTTGGCGATAAAGCTGAAGAAGAAACTGAGGAGCTATCTAAGGAAGAAGAAGTTGTTGAAGAAAACACTGAAGATGAAAAAGTGGAAATGTCTAAAGATATGGTCACTAGCTTAGTAGAAGAAGTAGAACACTTAAAAACTAAGTTATCAGAAATAGAAAATACACCAGGAGCAGAGGGCTTTACTCATAATCCTGAAACTCAAACTAAATCGGACAAAACGAGTTTAGCGAGAATGTCTGCACAAGAAAGAGCAGCATATTACATTAATAATAAATAAATTTTAAAAAATGGCAAATAATAAATATAACTTATCAAAAGAGTATCAGTTTGATGTAACTGTTACTGACAATACTTACGCTGGAAAATTAGCGATGCCTTATGTAACAGCTGCCGTTAAATCTGCGGATACTGTTGCGAAAGGCTATGTAAGAACAATAGATGGCTTAAATAGTAAAGCTGTAATATCTAATCTAGGTATTTCAGACCCTATTCAGGCTGCTAACTGTGATTGGAGTACAGGTTATCCTGGAGCTCCTACGTTAACAGAACAAGTATTAACGCTTACAGATTTAAAAGTGAATGAATCAGTATGTCGTGGCACGATTTTTCCTACATGGATTGGAGAAAATATGGACAGAAATGGAAACCTACCAGGAACATTTGAGGATTTCTTATTATCTACTGTTGCAGGAAAATCAGGAGAGCAACTAGAAGAATTTATTTGGACAGGAGCTTCTCCTTTTGGAACAGGTTTCTTATCAAATGACGGAACATTTGACCAAGATGGTTTAAACAACTCTGCTTTAGCAGATTTTGCACAAGCAACAATCGCAGGTGGAGCTGGTGTTTCTGCTTCTAATGCAGTTGCTGCATTTGGATTAACTTATGACAAGGCTGCTGAGACAACTCCTGCAATATTATCAAAACCAGGATTAGCTTTTTACTGTAATAATAAAACTTATGGTTTTTACATTCAGCAATTAGCAGGACAAGGAGCATTCACAGTTCATCAAGGTATTAACAATCTAGGGCCTGACCAATCTTTCCCACAAGCTACATACTTAGGGATTCCTATTTTGGTTTGTCCAGGTATGCCTGATGATGCTATTGTATTAACTTACAAAGACAACTTAGTTTTCGGAACTAATTTAGCTACAGATTGGACTGAGGTTCGTGTTATCCCTACATATCAATATGATGGAAGCGATAATGTAAGAATCGTTATGAATTTCGCTGTAGGAGTTCAGGTTGCTGTTAAGACTGATGGTGTGGTTGGTTGCGACTTTTAATAACTAATTAATTAATGGGGAGTGAAATATCTCCCCTTTTTATAAACAATAAAAATATATATAAAATGGCTTGTGAATTAACTCGTGGACTACTCGTGGACTGTAAAGACCAAATCGGAGGATTGAAAACAATCTTTTTCTGTGCGAATTACTCCTCAAATATCGGACAACATTATACTCCTAACGGAACAGATGCCTTGCAAATAGACACAGCAGGCTTTACAGGTTGGAGTGCTTATGGTTCTCCTACTGCTTCTACTATGACTTTGTATAAGTATGACCTTAGACCTAATTTATCATCAATGACTGTTAATGTTAATTCTGATGCTTCAGCAGGAACTACATTTTTTTCTCAGACTTTAAGTTTGACACTACAAAAAATATCAGTTGCTCAAGCAAATGAAATAAAATTAATATGCTATAATAGAGTACAAATATTCGTTCAGGACAATAACGATAATGTGTATCTATTAGGCTTTAATAACGGAATGGATGTAACAGGTGGAACTATTGTAACAGGAGCTGCTAAAGGAGATATGTCAGGATTTACATTAGAATTAGAGGGTCAGGAAAAAGAACCTATCTTTATGATTAAGAAAACAGCAGGAAGTGGAACTGATTATCCATTTGATGCTTTAGGTGATGCTGATTCTGAACTTACTATTGTATCAGGAACATAATTAATAATCGTTACTCAATTAAAATAGGGTTATCCAATGGATAGCCCTTTTTTATTAAATAAATTTTATAATAACTAAAATAATATAAATTTTTCTTTATAAAACTTACATTTGAAAACGAATTTTCTATATTTATATATACTATTAAAAGACAAATATTATGGCTTGGAAAGTAAAAAAAGAATGGCAAGGCAAAAGTCCTGCAAATGTAAACTATCCTTTAGATGAATTAACACAAAGACAGATATTAAAAATTAGCGAAACTTTGAGAAACGCTTATTTTGAGCAGGAAGTTACAAAACCAAAAAAGAAAAAAGTAAAAATAGAAACAGAATCTTATAATGAATATACTGATTAATGGGAACTAAGGTTGAATGGATATCAATAGATGATGAGCAAAGAAAGGAGTTAGAAAAAAAACTTTTAGAGGCTAATAGTGAAGAGGAAGAAAAACAGTTATATAGAGAATATTATTCTAAAATATTTAAAAAGGTATAATGGGAGTATATAATTTAAATCTAGAGGGAGCTATGCCTCCTACAGTCTTAGGTGGTACTGTTGTGTTCTATGAAAACTTATCTAGTCTTGTAGATATACCAAATACCAAAAACTTGACAGCATTATGCAGGGCAAGAAAAACTAATATTACTAGATTTGTCTCTTGCTTTCCAAGTGGTGGAAGTGGCGATGCTCCTGACCCTACATACAACTCTAATTCTAGATATTGGCAATTTGGAATCACGTTTTTATATGGGAGTGCTGGTATAGCATCAGTTTATGATGTACTCGGTTATAGAAATGGAGCTATAGTAGTTATGCCTTTTATGGACACAATAGACATAGATTTATATTATGCAGATTCAAACTCTTTTGCAATAGGAAATTTAACTAAAATAGAAGGTACAAGTATAGTTGTTAATTTAACAGCAGATGAAACGTATGTGCATAAAGGCGATTTACCTATTACTTATTATACAGAATACACTGATAATGATGTTAGTGATGTTATTCCAGGTAGTTCAGGCGAACCATCTGCTGCTGATGAAGC